GGCGCGGCGTCTACGGGCGCGGGAGCGGCCGGCACGTCCACCGGTGCGGGATCCGCAACAGGAGCGGCCGGCGCGGCGTCTACGGGCGCGGGAGCGGCCGGCACGTCCACCGGTGCGGGATCCGCAACAGGAGCGGCCGGCGCGGCGTCTACGGGCGCGGGAGCGGCCGGCACGTCCACCGGTGCGGGATCCGCAACGGGAGCGGGAGCCGGCAGCGGGCTGGCCGGATCGTGGGCCGGCAGGCCGGCGTCACGCGCCTGGGCGTGGAGATCGGCGACTTCCTGCGCCTCGTCGTCGGCCGGAGCGAATACGCCGTGCTGTGCGAGCAGCGCGAGCGCCTGGGATTCGGTGACTTCGATCGTGGCGTTGATGCCGACGATCTTTCCCAGCAGCGGAACGTCGAGCTCGCCCTGGGAACTGATGTTGAGAATAAGCATGAACTTAGCCCTTTTCTAGTTGGTGATCCGTGCCGCTGCCGTGAATTTCGCGACGATCGCGATCATCCGGCCCTGCGCGATCAGATCGGGATCGGTTGCCCCGTCCGATTCTGTGGAGGTCAGAAAACACATACGAACGGCGCCGCCGAGCGTTGTGTCGGTGTGGTGGACGTAATCGGCTAGCAGCTGCAGCAGCGCATAGGCACGATCGGACGCGACTTGCTCCTGATCCGGGCCGCCGCCGCGGTGAACACTGACAGTTACCTCGAGCGTGAGAGTTTCCTCGCGGGCCCGGTTCGTGCTGATCGTCGCCGGGCTCTGATCCGTGGTGATCATTCCGATCTTGACAATCTCGTCCGGCTCGAACGTGCCCGGCTGCCCGAAACTCACCAGCACTTGCGCCGTATCCGGAGAGCCGGCATAGAGCTGCTGAGCTGCGGCGTACAGCGCATTTTTGTAACCGGGTGCCGCGGTGCCGCGGATCGGGCCGCTCACGCGAACCCGCCCGGCTTGTTCGGCCGGCCGCATAGCTCAATCACGCGGCGCGGAACGGCGAACCCCGAGGGAGTGTAAACCTCGGCGGTTTGATCCCAGCCGGCCGAGCGCGAGTTAGTCGCCTGCTTGCCGATCTGCCACCAGTGCCGCAACAGCTCACGCGTCGCGAGGCGCACGTTCGGCGCGACCAGCTGCGCGCCGGCCGTGTACGTGATCACCACGGACTGATAGCCCGGCATAAACCGGCGGGTGGCCTGCTGCCGGCCGGCGTACACGATCCCGGCCTCGTAATCGGCGAAATACCCGGTAGGATCCAGCGGAGCGCCGAGCTCGGAGACGGACAGGATCCGTGTCGGCTTGTTGTAGAGCGGGACCGCCCACCCGCCGCCGTCGTCGGTCTGCGTGAACGTGCCGGGGATGACCGGCCCGACGATATCCTCAATAACCGGCGTCGCCGCGGCGATATAGAGCCGGAGATCGTCGACGTCGGCCGGGTTGATCGCGCCCTTCATGTTCAACGCGTTTTTCGCGTCGTCGAGCGCGATAATAAACCGCGGATCCGCCGGCCACACGTCGAGCACGTCCGTATAGGATCCCGCCGGCGAGCTGCCAGCCCACCGGATCAGGTGCCGGCCCGCCATGACCGGAACGAACGAAACACTCGGCGGCGTGCCGGCGACGGCGGGCGTGCCCGCCACGGCCGGCGCGGCCGCCGGCGTTCCGTCCGGCTGCGTGATACTCAGCGTCACGGCAGACCCGGCCGGCGCCGTATCCCACGCGAGCGCGACCGCCGCGCCGAGGTCTACCGTGCCCACCGGCTGGCCTACTTCTTAGCGGACTTGGCAGAATCGGCGGCAGCGGCAGCCTCAGCGGCAGCGGCAGCCTCGGCAGCAGCAGCGGCGTCGGCAGCAGCAGCGGCGTCGGCCGAGGCTTTCAGCGAGCCGTTGCCGGGCGCCTGTCGATCGACCGGCGCGGCCGTGGCCGGATCCGTGCCGGCCGGTGCGTTCTCGGCCGCGGACTGAGAGCGGAGCCACGCGCCGAGATTCTTGTCGCCGAACAGTTCGACGCGCTGGGCGATCGAGGCGTACGGCTCGCCGGTGGACTCGTGCAATTCGCGGTAGTTCTGTTTCAGATCGTCGATGTATTCGCCAGCCATGATCGAGGCCTTCCTGTGGTGTGTGTGGAGTGTGGAGCAGCGCGGCGCCGGCGCCTCGAGGGCTGCCGGCGCCGCGCTGGATCAGATCAGGTGCTTAGAACACCGGAGCGATCAGGCCGTTACCGGCGACGGTGTCGATACCGCCGACCTTGGCGACGGCCTGCGGGTAGCGGCCGGCGGTGAACGCGACGTAGTTGTAAACGACCAGTTTCGTCGTGAGCGAACCGCCGGTAGTCTGCTCGAACCGGAGCTGCTTCGGCATTCCGTCGCCGTCTTCCCAGAGGTGCAATTCGTCGGAGTCGAGCGCGAGAATGACGTCTTCGTTCAACGTGCCGTTTGCCGTGCCGATGTTCAGATCGACCATGACCGGCACGCCCGAGCTGTGGATGCCCACAAACTGCACCGGAGCATCGGCGAGCGCGTCGCCGCCGAATCCGCCGACGCCGAACGCGTTCTGCGGGCCGTTGGTGTTGGCGACGACGATCGGGCGGCCGTTGGCGTCGACCTGGCCGATCAGCCAGCCCCAGCGGCGCGGATGCATGACCAGCACGTCCGGCGCCAGGCCCATACCGCCGGACCAGATCGCCGCCTCGGCGCCGGCGATCTTGCTGTTGAGGTTGGTTGTGGTGACGGCGGCGCCGAACGCGGTAGCCGCGCCGATTCCGCCGGTGTTCAGGATGCCGAGGACCTGGCCGGCCGCGCCGGATCCGCCGATCAGCTGCGAGCCGAGGGACGCGGCGTAAGAGCGAGTGAGGTCGAGATACATCAGTTCGTCGACGCCGTCGCCGCGCTCGAGTGCCTGCCGGGATACGTCGGCCTGGCCGGCGATCGTGCGGACTGGCACGGTCAGATCCTGCCAGACTTCATCGGTAGCCGAGACGCCGGAGTTTTCCGAGGCCTGCACGTCGGTGCTCGCCCCGGTGGTGCCGCGCGGGATGACCAGGTTCATGCCCTGGGCCGGCAGCTGGTGCCGGCTTACGATGTTCGCGACGCCACGGCCGGCCCGGAGTTTCAGGGCGGCCATTTCGATGAGGTACTGCGGGACGATCAGGCCGCCGAATGTGCCGGAGGCCACGGCGCGCGCGCTCATTTCGCCTTCGACCTTGACCTCGCGGGCGTGCCGCTCGAGACGTTCGCGGGCGTCAATGTCGCCCTGTGCGTGGCCGAACGCGTCGCGGAAGAACGACAGGCCCGAGGCCGCGGTTTCGCGGGTGTAGGTGCGCGGCTCCTGCCCGACGCGCACGCGGTCATCGCCGGCCGGCAGGGCAGCGTCGGAACGTTCGACCTTGGCCTGCATACGCTCGAGCTTGTCGTCGTCCTCGAGCTCGCGCTTCAGATCGGCGATCTCGGCGTCGATCGCGTCGAGTTCGCCGGAGATCGCGCCCTTGCGGACCTTGATTTCTTCGACGCGGGCCCGCTGCTCGGGAGTGTAGGACTCGGCGGCGCGGAGCGTCTTAAGCTCGTCCGTGAGATCGTTGTATTCCTCGAACTTGGCGCCGCGCGCCTTGTCCTTGTTGGCGATCAGCTTGTCGATCGTGAGTGCCATTTTTGGCGCTCCATTCTGGCCGTGCGGCCGTCAGAGTGGTGTTTTTGACTGCCCCGTTTGATCAGGCCAGATCCCCCAAGCCAGGCCGCGAGCGCGGCGCGAGGGATCACTTCACGCGATGTTCGGGATTGATCCCCGGCCGTTAGTGCTGGAGATACTGCAGATCGTCATCGGTGATGAGATCCGCAAACTGTGAGCGGGCGCCGCCGGCGGGTTGCCGTACGTGCTCGAGGGCCGCGCGCTGCTCGGCGGGCGAGAGTTTCGCGAGTTCGGAGAGTGCGCCGGCGTCATCGGGTATGACCAGGCCCGAGCCGGCCGTGTGCGGTGAGGCGCCGTAGCCGACGATCGCGACGTCGCCGCGGTTGAGGTCGACGTCCTGGATCCGGTAGGTCAGCCAGTCCGGCGACCAGATCCCGGCGTTGATCCGGAACTTGAAACTCATCTCGTCGATCAGGCCGCTGCGCAGTTTCGGTTCGATGTACTGCACATCCTGATCGGCAGGGTCGAGATCGGCCTGCACCAGCAGCCCGCTCGAGTCCTCGGAGAGCCGGAGCGAGCCGTTCGTCGTGCGCGCGATCCGGCGGAGATCCTGATGCTGCAGCACGAGAGGAACGTCGAGATCCGCGCGCGCCAGGGATGACCCGAACGCGCCCGGTTCTACTTCTTCGGTGTAGCTGCCGAACATGTCATACATTTCATAGCCGGTGCCGGTGACTGAGGCGTAGCCGCGGAACTGCAGCAGCCCGGAGCCGCCGGCGGCCGGCGCCCTCAGCTCGAGCCCCTGGATCCGGACCGAGACGCGGGCCGCGGATCCGGGCGCCTCGCCGCTGCGGCGTTGCGACGGCCGATCCGCCGGTGCCTTGACTGCCTGGCCGCGCGCCTGCGCCGCGGCGATCATTGTTTGCAAGTCCACTTATGCCCCCTCGGCTGTAGCTACTGCGCCGGGCGCGGCGTTTGCCGGCACGGTCCCGAAAATGTTCTTTGTCTGCGCGATCTGCTCGGCCGTCAGCGGCAGTTCGTTGTCCTGGGCGCGCGCCTCGTCGACGGTGAGCTGCCGGCTCTGGACTTTGGAGGCGAGCACAAGCTGCCGTGTTTGTGGATCCATACGCAACAGCGATTCGCTATCGAGCCGGACCCGGCGCGGGTTGGCCGTGAGCCTGGACAACGCCGTCTCGCGCCGCGATACCGCCGGGCCGAGGTTCATAATCAGCAGCTGCAGATTCCGTTGGGAGATATTCGCGTACGTGATCGACCCGGATTCCTGCGGCGCGTCGATCGTGTCGGCCGGAACCCCGAAAAAGCGGGCGATATCGGAGAGCGAATACCGCATTTCCTCGAGGAACTGAGACTCTGTAGCCTTCGCCCCGAGCATCGTGTAATCCCAGTCCATGCCCGTCACAAACACATCGCCGTTACTCACGGACGACTTGAAACGCCGCTTGACCAGGCCGGCTTCCTCGGCGTCGAGCGTGCGCTTACTGTTTTTGAGGATCGCCTGCGGTACGGCGCCGTTCCCGAACCAGTCCAAGGCGAACTGCTGCGCCGAGAGATACCCGCCGATCGAGGCCGCGGCATAGGCGACCGGCGAGAGGCCGACCGGCGAGCCGGAGATCGGATACTGCCGTTCATGCCAGATCTGATCGGGCGCGTAGGCCTGCGTTCCGATCTTGTAGTGATCGAGCAGGCCCTTACGGATCGCTACGGTGACGTCCTGCGCCTGGACGGGCTGGATCTGCGCCGGCAGGCCGAGACCGTCCTTAGCGGTGATGAGCCCGAACGCGTTACCGACCGAGTCCAGATCGCTCTGTGTCATGTAGAGCCATTCGGCGATCCCGATCGGCTGCGCCTGCCCGGCATCGTGGTAGGCCGGGATCGTCAGGACCGGCGGCGTCGGCACGGCGACCTCGAGGCCGTCCGCGGATACCTTGCGGTAGCACTGGACCGGCATCGAGGAAATCAGATCGGCCCGGAGCCGGATCGACGCCCACACTGCGGAGTGCGTGCGTGCCTTATCCGGCGTCACGTCGACCGCGCCGTTACGGCGCGGCGAGCGGATCGGCAGGCCCTGCCAGATCAATTCGGTAGAGTCCCGCTGAACCCTGAGCAGGCTCACGCGGTGCCGCCCTGCCGGCGGGCCGCGGCCGCCTTGGCGGCCCGTTCCTGCCGGGAATCGATCAGCCAGGCCATGAACAGCAGCCCGGAGCCGCCGACCAGCAGCCCGGCCGGCATGAACAGCAGCGCGACCGCGAGCGCGACGCCCGCAACGATCGCGAGCATCCCGGCGAGCTCGAGGATCGTCGTTAAAAATGAGAGCTGCACGCGTCGCCCCTTTCGTAGTGTGGTTAGGCGATAGAGTCGCCGACGTCATAGACGGCCGGCCGGAGCTTGACGAACGCCCATCGGGCGATCGTGACGGCATAGAGCGGCGAGATATCCGCCAGTGACTTTCCGCGAGAAAAGATCCACGCGTCGCCGTATTTGAGTTTGGCCGCGGCTTTCATCGCGTCCGTGAGTAGCGGATCGTCGAGGAACCGGAGCCGGCCGATCAGCGAGTCGTCGTAAAACTTGCCGCACGCCGCGGCCCGCTCGCGCGCGTTCATCTGCAGCACCTCGAACGGGCCGCCCTCGAGATCTTCCGATTCGAGATCATCGATCAGCGAGGCTGAGGCGCCGGAGCCGTCGAGCGCGATCTGATTCCCGCCGTTCTCGCGGCGTAGCTGCACCAGCCGATCGACGACATGTGATGTGCCGTCCTGCCGTTCGATGACCTCGAGGAAACAGCGGGCGCCCGGATCCATCGACTCGGCCGCGAGCCCGATCGAGGCGTACTCGCGATCGGGCGAGACGTCGACAGTCCACAGCGGCAGGCCCTGCCAGAGCGAGGGATCATCGGCGCCGGCGAGGTTCGTCGACCAGGACGCCAGCGGAATGACCGGATCCGGCACCTTGGCTTTAGGCCACCAGCCCAAATAGGCGCGCTCGAACTCGTCCGCTTCCATGTTCGTACGCTCGTCGACAATGTCCTCGAGCCCGATCGTGTAACCGATCGCCGGGTGACAGAGGTACGTTTCTGGATCGTCCGGATCCGCGCCTGGATCGGCCGAATATTCGATGTAGCACGTTCGCGAGTCCTGCTCGGACTCCACCAGGGCCCGGCCCATGACGACTTTTGAGCGGAGGAAATTCGACTCAAACTCGCCGGCCGCCGACGTGATCCACTTCTGCGAGCCCTTGACCGTGATCAGCGTCGGCGACACGTTCTGTTCGATCCGGTTATCCCGGTGTGCGAACGCCTCGTCAATATGGACTTCATCGAGCGTCGCGCCGTGGCCCGACGTTTTCGAGACGGCGTCGATTTTCAGCTGTGAGCCGTTGCGCCAGCCGACAGACTCGGAACCGTTGGACCAGCGCGGTTTTTTCAGACTGCCCGAGATCATCGGGTGCGGCGCCTTGCTGAGAGGTTCGTAGATCGACTCTTTCAGCCGCTCGAGCGCCTTATTCCGGTCCTGCGCTGTGTAGAGCATTTTCGCGCCCGGCTGAGACAGGGCCCGGTGCGTGAGCTTCCCGCGCGTCATTGTGGTTTTGCCGGCCTGCCGCAACACGACGATAATTACCGTCCTGTACCAATAGAGCCCGGTAGCTGGGTCGATCTCACACGCGACGTCGAGCGCCTGCCGCTGCCAGGGCATCGCCGGCTTGTCGATCATGCCGAATACCTTCGATACCTGGCCGCCGAGCGTTTCGCGCTGCGGGTTTCGAGGCGTCGCCCGGTACGGGATCGCCTCGAACTGCCGGCTCACTCCGGAGCGGCGAGCTCGCGAGCTGCAGCGTCCCAATCAATGCCGGGCCCTGCAGCAGAGTCGCCGGCCTTGTTGAGCCGGTCAAGCACGTTAAGGAACCGGCTCTGTATGCCCGAGGCGAGATCGAACCGCTCGAGGCCGGGTATCTGATCGAGCACCCGCGCGTTGTAGCGTGCGAGTGCGAACAGCGTATTTTTCCAGGCCGGCTCGCCGGTGAGCTTGTCTAGCTCGGCGTCGACGATCTGCTCGAGCGCGCCCGGTTCCGATTCCCAGTTCACCGGCGCCGACGACGTTTCGATCGGCGGCCGTTTGGTCAGATCCGCCGGCGGAATGATCCCGGCCTCGCGGAGACGTTTGTTCTCGCGGGATCTCGCGTTGGCCTCGGAGTGTCCTTTACGGCAAACACTGCAGCGGCCGCCGGCCCGGTAGCCGCTCGCGCCGTGCGTCTTGGCTTTGCACTGCTCGGCCATTTTTGCGACCTCCAATCCTGCTAGTTGCGCGCCGTCACGTTCCCGCGTTGCCCGATCGGTGCCAACTCTCGATCGATGATCAGTTGCGCCCGCTTGGCGGCGCGCGTCATAATCCCGACGACCGCGACCGCCGGCAGATCGGCCGGAATAGTGAGCGCGTCGACTTCCTGATTGAACGCCTCATAAAACGTTGTTGGGTAAGCCATTTTGAGATCTCCAATCGATCGAAAATCCGCTAGATTCCGCGGCTGTAGAGCACCACTCCACGTATTTATGGAGAGAGAGAAAACGGTCTTGAGGGGGGGGTCTACCGCCTGGGCGATCTCAAAAAAATGTGGACGCGCCCCACGCCGTCACCATCGACGCGACGCCGGCCGGGCCGCCGCCTGCTTGCGTGACCGGCCCGACCCTTTCGACGCGTTGCATCCGAAATGTGCGGGTGCCAGGTTCTCGCGGGCCGTTGGGTGCCCGCCCATATCCAAGCTGATCCGGTGATCGACGGACGGCCCGCGCGGGTGGTTCCGGCGTAGCCCGAACTCGATCGGCTCTCGGCAGATCCAGCAGCAGACACCGGGAACGAACAGCTCGGCCTTGATCCGTTCCCATGCCCGACCGGAGCGGCCGCGCCGCGGATCCCAATCACTGAGAGCAGCCACACGATCACCGCCTATCCCCGGACATAGCAACGGCGCCGGATCCTGTGGACGATCCGGCGCCGCTTGCGCCCCTGTGCACCCCTGCACTTTCGACAGTTCTTGACCGTCAGTTGGTAACTGTACCTATGTCAACGATATTTATCCAATAGGTGCGTTCTAACCCGCGTGTCGCGGGATGTAGTCGCCGAGCGCGTAACGTCTCGCGCGCTGTATTTCTGCGGCTTAGTACCTGCCCGATCCCATGCGTCGATACTCGCGCGCTTACTCACGTACGCGCGCGACCAGCCGGTGAGCTTGGCGATCGCCGCGACGTCGAGCCACTGATCAGCCGTGGACATACTGCAGCCGTCCGGTATGCGGATAGTCCGGAGCTTTAGCGAGCCGGTACGTCGCGATCTCGTAGTCGATCGCGGCCGGCAGCTCGGCGTCGTTGCACCATACGGCCCGCGCCGGCGGTTCTATCGGGATCCGGAGCAACGGCAGCAGCGGCTCGCGCATTTCGTACGTGCGGCCGTCCGCCGGGCCGCCCACCAGCACAACGGCCGTCACGCCGGCGCCTCGGCAGTCTCGGCGATGCGCTGCTGCAGCTGCTCGAACTTCACCAGGTACTCGCGGACCTTGGCCGCGCTCGGTATCGCGTCGACGTCGGAGCGTGCGATATAGCCGATCACCTTGCCGTCGTGATCCTTCACGATCGCCGCGATCTGATCGCCAGGCTCGAGGCGTGCCAGTACCGGGCGTACCGGGATCTCGCCGATCATCGCCGGCCCCAAGTCTCTACCGTGCCGGCCGCCGGCGGCGCCCACGCCTCGGAGTATTCCGCGTGATCCCGGTACGGCAGCGCGAGATACCGCAACGGCAGATCGGACGGCCGCGGCATAAGCTGCGTGCCGCGCGTCGTCCCGTCGCGCGTGTCTGCGTTGTAGCGCCGGCGGCGCGTCATGTAGTCGAGCAGGATCCCGCGTTTCGCTTCGCACTCGAGCAGCACGCGGGCCGGATCCCATTGTGCAGCGTGCAACGCGTGCCGTAGATCCCGAAACTCGCCGAGATCATCCGAGGCCGGCCCGTCGCCGGCGTCGACGATGTACGCGCCGCCGTCCGGTGCGGGATCGATGCCCCACTGCCGCGCCTGCCACTGCTGCGGCGCGGGGATCTCGCGCGCGAGCTGTTCGTCGTCATAGATCCTGGCCGCGAGGAAATCCGCGATATCGCCCATTGTCTGCCCCTTAGTTCATCGCCGCATACGCGGCCGGTTGATGTGTCTTGCACGGTTCGGATTCGGTAGGCGTGCCGCACTCGGCACATACGAACCCGCCGATCGGATCGAACTCGTGCGCGTAAACATGCATGTTGTCAGCGTCCATGCCTAGCCGTCCTTTCGGCACTCGGCCGAGCCGGCGCCATTGTTTGAGAGCATCGACCACCACAGCAGCGGCGATAGATCCGCGCTCGAGTGATTGATGATGATCGGCGCCGGCGCTGCGGGTGCCCGGTAGGCCGGCGCCGGCCGCGGTGCCGGCGCCCGGTAGGCCGGCGCGGGCCGTGGTGCCGGCGGCCGAGGCGCCGAGATCCCCGGCACGGCATAGACCGCGCTTGCCCGATCGATCGCGGCCGGGCCGGCTGCGCTGCACTGCTGCCCGCAACCTGTCAGCAGCAGCGCCAGGCCGAGGCCGGCGGCCGGCAGGATCCCGCGGTTCACTTTGTAACCTTCGTGCCGCATAGTGCGCAATAGCCGGCCTTGACCATATGCGAGCAGTGCCGGCGGATAGCCCGCGGTGCCAGCGGAGGCGGCCAAACCGACCATTCGACCGGGCGATCTTCTGCCGGCGTTGTCTCCCCGTTCATGCGCGCCGCTGCCAGGCCGGCCGCATGAACGCCGGCTGCTGCAGCCTGATCACCGGCAGCGCGTCATTCATGCGCGCGAGCGATTCGGAGACTGCTCGGCCGTATGCTGCCATTGCCTCGGCCGGGCCCTGCAGCGCCTCGGTGAACGCGGCGAGCTGGGCCCGGATCGGCGCGAATTGCTGCTCGAGCTGCTGCCACACGATCCGGACTGCCTCGCGCTCTGTTTCCGTCATAGCGGCCGGCGCCTTACCCGAGGCGATCAGCCCGTCGACGATCCGATACGCCTCGGCCGGCTTCATTGTGTCGTTGTTCATGCCTTGCCCCTTTGCTTTGTTTTGAGCAGCCCGAGCCATTCGGCCTGTGGGATCTCGTGTGATGGGTCTGCCTGGCACGTGATCGAGGATCCGCGCGGATCTGTGCCGTCGCGGAGCAGCGCCCACAGCTGCCCGCCGCACGGCCCCGGATCGTCGACGGGATCGATCGGCCGCGAGCAGCGGGCCGGCAGCTTTTGCCGGCGGATCCCGTCAGGGAACAGCCGAGCCCGGACCCGCGCGACCATATCGGCGATCTCGGCGATCATCGCCGCGGGAAATGAGCTATCCGGGTGCGTCGCGATGTAGGGAACATGCCACGCGGCCGCCCACCGGAGCAGCGCCGGCGTTTCGGTATCTTCCGGCGGCGACATAGCCGGCCGATCCTCGAGCATGTGTTCAATCAGCGACCAGCACCAGGCCGCGACGGTGCGCCGGATCTCGGCGATTTCCAGATCGAGCGGCGCCGCGGCGTCGACGTCGGAACTGCCGCCGCCCTCGGACTGCCGGCCGGGCCCGCGCTGCAGCAGATCCGCGAGGAATCCCCAGCAGCCGGCGAGCGTGAGCAGATCCCGGCGGATCCGCTCTGTGCAGTCCCAGCAGAGCCACGAGTGCCGATCGGCCGCCGGCACCAGCGGGCCGGCGTGGGATCCGAGGCAGCCGTCGACGCCGTACGCCGTCCACTTTTTCGCGATCGTGTACGGCAGCGGCCGCGGGCCCCAAATCGTGCCCGGCAGCACGTACCGGCGTTCGGCCGCCAGGACTGCCGCGGCGCGGCGATCGGCGAGCCGTTCGGCAGCACGCGCGGCCGCCAGCTGCTCGGCCGGCGTTTGCGGCTCGAGGATTTCAAGCATTCTTGCCCCCCTGCAGCTGCTCGAGGATCAGGCCCGACCAGAGATCCGCCGGCCGCCAGATCGCGAAATCCTGGCCGGCGGCGAGCAGCGCGGCGCCCCACTTTTTCTGATCCGGTGAGATCCGGCCGGTGCGCGTTTTCAGCTCGCGGAACAGCGAGAGCCCGCGGACGGGATGCACGAGATGCAGATCCGGATAGCCAGGTTCGGAGCGGCGCGAATCGTGCGTGTGGTAGGCGAGCCAGCCGAGCGCCTGAGCTACGCCGATCGTGTGATCCTGCAGCTGCTTCTCCGTCCATGAGTTGAGGACCGCGAGCCGTGCCTGTTCGGCCGTGATCATGATGATGCCCGGAACGCGTCGATCGCCGCGGCAGCCTGCCGGCGGAACTCGGCCCGGTACGCCGGCAGCATGAGCGGCGTATGCCAGTTCATGCCGGCAGTTTGGGCGATCGCTGCGGCGACTGCATCGACCAGGGCCGGCGACGGCGCGTAACGCGTGCGGCCGGGCGATGGAGTCAGGCAGGGCCGGCGACGGCGCCGGAACCATCGCGGCGTCATGCCTGGATCCCGACCGATTCGAGCAGCTGCCCGGCACTGCGAACGGGAGCCTCAATCTGCAGCCAGGGTGAACCGTCGACGTCGATCAGGACCGGCTCGCCGATCGGGCCCGCGACCATACCGAGCTGCAGAATATCCTCAGTGATCCGCTGCCGAGCTTCACCGGCGAGCGCCGAGATCGGCTGTTCCTGATCGGTGATTTCGTATTGTGCCCGGTAGGTGGTTTGAGGCTGTGGTGTGTTCATTGGTTTCCCCTGCGTGTGCGTGGCCGTGAGCGGCCGGGCTGATCTGTTGTGTGTTGTGTGTGGGTGGCTGTGGAGATCGCGGGCCCTGCCAGTACCGACCCGACCCGACCCGACCCGACCCGACCCGGCGAATCCAGATTTTGCAGTCTGCCGTTCTGCGGAATCTGCGGATTTCTGCCAGATCCGGTGTTTTGCCTGTTCAGAGGCGGTTTTTCCGGTTCGGACGGCGTTTTTTCTGTGTTCGTTTTTACGTGTTTTTCGAGGTGGTTTTGATTTTCCGGCCCGTTTTCGTGATTTTCTGCGCGGTTTGTTTCGCCCGTTGGGATCCGGTCACTGCTTCCGTTGATCCCCGACGCCGGCCCGGTACTGCTTCCGTTGGCCGGCGTTGCTCCACTTGCCAGAGGTTCGCCCGTTGGGATCCGGTCACTGCTTCCGTTGATCCCCGGCGCCGGCCCGGTACTGCTTCCGTTGGCCGGCGTTGCTCCACTCTTACGCGCCGGTTCGCCCGGCGCGATCGCTTTGCCCTTGCGAGGCGGCTTGATGCCGTTTCGCTTGGCCCAATCATTAGTTCGGATCCATTCGATCGTGTGCGGGCTGTAGTACGGCCGCGACGGCGCCGGCAGCAGCGGCAGCGAGGCGTCGGCGTTTGTGTCGTCGCCGCGGGACGCGTTGCACGCCCTGCAGCAAACGACGTACGTCTCGATCGTTGCCTCATGCCCTGGCTGCCGGTGATCGTAAGTTCCGGCGATACGGCCCTTACGCTGCCCCGGCCGGAAATCGACGACCAGACCGCAATAACGGCACGCGTCGCCGTCGCGGAGCCTAACCGGCACGATCAGCGCCGGATTAGAGTTATCGGTTTTCCGTTGCCGTTCCCACTCGATTTCTTCCTTGGTCCTCATGTGGATGAAATCGGGATCGTCGAGCAGCTTGTAAGCCTTGCGTGCGATCCCGTCGACGATCATCTCGGCCGGCGAAAAGTAGCCGGCGTCAACTGCTGCGTCGAGCAGTGTCCAGACCCGCGAGTGCCCGCCGATCTGAATCGCTGTTCCCATGCTCACCAGGTAGTCGGTTAGGTGCGCTGTGGATTGCAGAGCGCACCGCGCGACGAACCCGAAAACCTCATTGAGCAGCCGATCATCGGCGGCCGGATCCTCGAGTACCGCGAGCGCGATCGGGTGATTCGCTGCGGTATCGCCAATCCTGAGCCACGGCATAGTGTCCGTTCGCTCCTTCCGTTGTCGTGCTGTCTGTCTGTGCTGCCGCGAGTGCGGACTGTTTGCGTTTGTGGATCGCTGCCACCAAGGCCCGGCCCTCTGGATCCGCTGCGGGATCCGGCGTCACTGGCTGCCGGCGCCGATCACGGTCACGCTGCCCATAAACCCGGAGCCGTTGCGGAGGATTTCGCCGCTCTCGCCGTCGACCAGCGGCAGCGGGAGCGCCTGCCGGCCGGTGCGGCGTTCCTGGGCGGCGAGCAGCAGATCGCGGGCCCGTTCGTCGGCGGCCGGATCTTTCATCGGTTCGATCTGCAGGATCCGGGCCGTCGCGATCTCGTAGCCCTTATCGACGTCGTGCGTGATCGATTTGCAGTCAATGATCGCGATCACTACGTGCGTCTCGTGCGGGTGCGCGATCAGTTCTTTGTTGATCGAGCCGAGGCCGTCGTCCTCATACTCTTTGGGCAGCGAGCTAGAGATTTTCGTCATGCGATCACCGCCGAGACGCCGAGGGATCCGAGGCTGTCCGCCTTGACCCGGTACGGGCCGCGGTCTGTGTCGGCGAGTACCGGCCACGGCGCCGCGCCTGGCACTGCGGCGACGTCGGCGGCGTAGAGTGCCGCGGCGAGCGCGTCGCGGGCCGCGTTCTTTGTGGCCTCGGCGCGTGCGTCGCGTTCGTCACAGATCGCGATATGCCCGGCGAGCTGTTGCAGCCAGTCCGTGCCGCTCGGCGCGTCCGGTGAGCCGACGTAGGTAGCGCCGCCGGCCCGGTAGGTGTTGCCGTTGTCGTCGACGGTGACCGCTACCGGGCCGGCGACGGTGATCGAGTACGTCGCGGATCCATCCGCGTTGATTGTGTGAGGCATTTTTTCCCTAATTCCTAGTCAGTCTGAGCACTGGCATTCGCCGGTCTGTTCGTTTATCACGCCGCCGCAAGGTGTGCAGATCGCGAGCTTTTCGGGTTTGTGCGCGAGTTGCGCTGTGCGGGCCGGCGTGCTGCTGAGCTGCTGCAGGATCCGGGCCGCCTCGGCGTCGTCCATATCCCCGAACGGATCCCGGCCCATCACTGGGCGCCCCAGCCGGCGAGCGCCTGCACGGCGAGCGTGACGGCGAGCAGTGTCGCGAGGAACACCGGGCCGCGCCATGCGCTTTCGAGCAGTGATTCGAGATCGCGGGCGATGCCGGCGAACGTGTCGCGGAGTACCTTGTGCGCCCATGTTTTGAGTGTCCAGAGCGTGAGCCAGGCCGAGCGCGGCCGGCGGGCCGCTGCGTGGCGGCTCACGCGCTGGCCTGCCGGGCAAAATGAACGATCATCGCGCCGAGGTTGCACGCCTCGGCGAGCGTTTCGCACGCGCCGCCCTGCACCGGATCCGGCAGCGTGGGATCGAGCCAGATCCGGAGCTGCGCGCGGCCGTCAGCGCGGAACCGGACCCCGGCGCGCGGGTACGTGTATTCCCACTCTTTCTCGGCCGTTGACCAGAATGCCGAGCGGAACGGCCGGAATGCCCGTTTCATATCGGCGAGCGCGTCCGCCTCGGCGAATACCGCCCCCTCGAGCGCGTCCGTCACGGCCGCGGCAGCTTCGAGGCTGCCGCGGCTGTTCAGGATTTCCGTAACCGTCATATGGTCTTTTCCTGTTCTCTGTTCGTTGCCGAGCCATTGCTGCTCGGTGATCGGTTCGCTGTTCATTGGGCCGCCCCGCTTACCGGGATCCCGACCAGGGCCGCGAGGATATGCTCGGCGAGCAACGGCGGGACCGCGTTACCGATCTGCAGAAACTGCTTCGTTTTCGTCCCACACCACACGAACGGCGGTTCTGACGGGGAGGACTGCAGCGCCGCGGCTTCCTCGGTGGCGAGCCGTTCCGTTGAGCCGGCCCATGCCGGCTTGTCGATCCATGCCGGGCCGCCGATCTTCGCGTCTAGTGCTTTGCGGACGCTATTCCCGCCGGACGCCCATCGATCAGTAGGGCCGTGCACGCCGCCGGTGATCGTGTGCGACGGCTGATCTTTAGCGCCCCAGCCGAGCGCTTCGGCCATGCTTACCCATTTTTTTACGCCGGGATCGAGCTTGTCGGGTGTGCGGGAGTAGTAGCGGGAGTGTGTCGGCGTCGGGAGTGCTACGGGCCCGCCGCGGCGTGCGACCAGGATCGCCCGTTTGCGTGTCTGCGGCACGCCGTACTGTTCGGCGTTGAGCACGGCCGTTTCGACTTCGTATCCCCATTCGCGCATGACCTCGGCGCACGCTTCCCAGACCGGCAGGACGGTAGGCACCTGCTCGAGCGCGACGATCCGCGGCCGGTCCCGCCAGACGTAAGCCAGCGGCGTGAGCACCAGCGCCGTACGCGGATCGTGCTTTTCGCCGAACTGCAGCAGCGCGTCGGCGTCTTTGTACGCGTGCAATTCGATCGCCTCGAGGACTTCATCGAGCGCGGCGCGGCCGGCGCCCTTGCCCGCCAGGCTGAATGTCTGGCACGGCGGGGAGGCGATCAGCAGCCCGTAAGAGCCGTACTGTTCGCGGTGCTGTTCGGCGGTGAGCTGCAGACCGTCCCACACGTCGCGATAGATCGTTTCCATGCCGTTGGCCGTGCGGGTTGCCACGGCTTCAGGCATGATTTCTACGCCTGATTCCTTGATGCCGAGGCGCCGGCACGCGACGCCCCAGCCGGTGCCCGCGAACAGGTCAAGCGCCTTGATCCTCGCGGCCGTCACAGTGCCGCCTCGCGACGCTGCACGGCGAGGCTGAGCCGGTAGATCCCGAATCCGGCGAGCGCGGCGCCGGCGAGATAGGCGCCGTTGAGGTGTGGGCCGGCGGCGAGTGTGAGCAGCAGCCCGGCGATGATCACGGCGATCTGTGCCAGGGTGTGCCGGGCGCGGGTTGTGGGCCGGCGTGTTTTTGTGACGACTTGGGCCGGTTCGGCGTGTGCGGGTGTGCCGGGGATGTGGAGCCGGTAGTTCGCGACGGGTACGCCGTCGACCAGGATCTCGAGCGAGTCGGTGTCTACGTCGATCCGGCGGGTGTTGATCCAGACCGTCGCGGCGTAGGCCTCGAGCTGCTTTTTCAGCTCGGCGCGGTTCGCGTAGAAAACGATTGCTGTCCGCTGCAGCGGCCGGCTGCCCTTGGGCTGCAGGAATACCTCGGCGCGTGTCTTGTCTTTCATGCTCGCGGGCCCGGCTTGGCTGCGGACGGCGCGCCGGCGGTTTCCTCGGCGGCGTCGACGGCTGCCAGGGCCGAGGCTGCGTCGTCGTGCGCGGCTGCCGAGATCGCGGTGATCGATTCGGTGAGGATCTGCTGATCGAGTGCGCGGCCGGCGCCGGCCGGGTGTGCCGTCTCGGCTGCTGCGGCGATGTTGAGGCCGCGTTCCATCCGGGCCCGGCGGGCGTGCTTCTCAAGTGACCTTGCTACGTCGTCGACGAATGCCTCGTGCGCCTTGACCAGATCGGCGACGCTGATCGCCAGGTGCGGGAGCGCGGCCGGGATCTGCCCGGTTGTGTCGAACGTGCGGGCCGTCTTGACGGCCGCGGCGATCTGCTCGGCCTTGTAGATCAGGTTTTGCGCCAGCGTGTTTCGGGCCGCGATCGCGACCTGCTGCTGCGAGATCCTGGCCGGCGATGCGTTCGGATCGAGCGGCGCGTGGTCCTCGGCGGCGAAATAGGCCCGGCGCGGGAGCTGAGATTCTGGCATGGCTGATATCCTTTGGTTTGTTGTTTGTTGTGTTCGCCCGGCCTGCAGAGCCCGGCGATGGAAACCGCCCGGCGCGTGCCGGGCGGTTTTCTTTTGTCTTAGACCGGCGCCGGCGCGGGTGTGTCGGTTTCGCCGAACAGCCAGGCGATCGAGACGCCGAGCGCGTCGGCGAACAGCTCGGCCTCTACTACGGTGATCGGCGCCGTGCCGGCGAGCCGGCGGGAGACGTTCTGTTGCGTGACGCCGATCCTCTCGGCGAGCGCGGCCTGCGGGATCCGCTGCCGCGCTGCTTCTTCCTTTACGCGCTGAGCTACTGCAGCGGGTGTTTTTCTCATAGCCGAGACAATACGCGCTAATCGAGTGAGGAACGAATTATGTGCGTAGTTTCCCGCGTGTCGCGTTTTTTCTATACCGTACGGTATAGCTACGCGTGTACTCAGTTTTGGGGCCGCCTAGGTACTCGATTACTTGGTTTCTACTCGGCGTAATACTCACATCTTGCATACAGGTACGGGTGCTATAGCTCACTGCTTGTTTTACGCGGAATGCGTGTATACGCTCGGGAAATGACGACTCCACCGGCAGCCGGCCATAACGGCGAACTTGAAACCCTGTCCCAAGCAGTCGCCCGCCGCCTACGTGGCCGCATGGGTGAACTCCAATTGAAGGGAACCGAAGTAGCCGCGGCGATCGGCATGACCCAAGGCTCGTTTTCGCGCCGCTACACCGGCTCGGCCGCGTGGGAGCTTGACGAACTCGAACGGCTCGAATCCGCGACCGGGATCCGGATTACTTACCTGCTCGGCCTCGAGGACGCGAGCGGCGAGTCAACGATCACCGGCGTTATCTCCCGCATAGAGACCGCCGATCAGCAGCAGCAGCAGCAGCGGCAGCAGCCAGGCAGTGGCACGCTGCCGCCGGCGCCGTCAGGGCCGCCCCAGCTGCAGTACCTGGACCCGGCGCCGATCCGCTACGAACATTCGCTCTGGCCCGGATCCCCGCGGCAGCAGATCGCCTAGCACTACAACGGCCGCCGGCAGCCCGCCGGCGGCCGTTTTCGTACCCGCAACGCGACACGTTTTACTCGCTGCTTGCGTTTATACGCGCGTGGCGCGTAGATTGTGTGTTGTTAGATCAATCCAGCGAGACGAACCGAGGCCCCAAAATGACCCACTCTTTCAGCCGCAATGATGTAGTCGAATACAAGACCGGCAAAACCTATATCGTCGGATTCCAGCACGACGCGGACCGCGGCAGCGAAACGATCGGCGTAAGCGGCTGGAAAAACGGCAAAGTATTCGGCGCCTACCGCCGGATCGCGGCCGCCGACTGCAAGCTCGTAGGCCGCCGAGTAGCGACCGCGGACGGCGCGGCGTGGGAATACGAGCCCGCCGAGGCCGAGGCGCCCGCCGCTGGTGAGCCGGCAGCCGAGGATCCGGCCGCCGAGGATCCGGCCGCCGTGCTGGCCGTACTCGAGGCCGAGAGCGCCGAAATCGCTAAGCTCTCAGCCGAGCGCGAGGCCGAGCGCGAGGCCGCCGGCATTACTCACCTTGCCGGGAACGTCGGGAACGCCGGGAATCAGCCCTACGCCGGCGTATGCGGCGCCCGCGGCAGCATGACGACGATGCGCCGGCAGGCAACCTGCCCCGCGTGCCTGGCCGAGCAGTGAGCGCCGGCGAGCGCGGGCCGCTGCGGGCGTCTGAGAACGGCGTCACGCGCGACTCGTGGCCGTATTTCCTCGGCGCGCTGCAGTACACGATCGACGAATCAGGCGTGATTGACGTCGAGGCATGGAACAGCTGTATCGAGACTGCCCGCGATCTCGCGGCAGAGCGTCCGTCAGACAACTTTTAGGGAGCTGGAAATTATGGGCTGGATCTTTCGTAAGCGTGTGCAGCTTGGCAACGGCGCGGCGTTGAACGTGTCTAAGCGCGGTGTGAGCGTTTCTAAGCGTGTGGGCCCGGTGACCGTGAACAGTCGCGGCCGGGTGACGGTTCGGCTCGCTCCTGGGCTGTCCTGGCGCCTCGGCAGCGGCAGCAGCGGCCGGCGTAAGCGGCCGAATCTGTTTGAGTAGGGCCCCGGAACAACGGCAGCGGGCCGGCGTGGACAACACGCCGGCCCGCTGTTTGCGTATGTACGCGTTTCGCGTGTAGATTCTTTTTGAACACGCCCGTAAAACGGCGATATCCCCCCGGCTCCAACCAGGGGGATATCTTGAAAATCATTCTTTGCGAATACAGAAAGCCTAGCAAACCGCTCCAACGGATGCTAGGACCGTGGTAAGTGTCCAGAGCCACGTTTCCCGCTACGGCAGGATAAACACCAAAGACCAGGCCGCGAGAGCAGCCGATCCGGGTTAGAGCCGGTTCTATTGTCGAGTCTTGATCCAGACTGTTTCACCGGAGAGCGCGAGCCCCGGAATCGAAGAGACGCCAGCAGTTACAGCCATGCCTAGCCGGGCCGCCAGAGATCAAGACATATGCCGCCGTTGCGGGTACTTGTAATAAGCCCGTGCAGATCAGCAGCCCCAGTGCTGCCCAACCGATAACCGACCGTCGACCGACGTGGTTACAAGTAGTGAGTCTGTTCCTGATTTCAGATCAGGCAGACTCCTGCCCTCATCCCTCCCATCTCCCTCCGTGGTCAGCTAAAAACAAGGGCCGAGACAAAAGAAAACGGCTGCTAGAGCAGCCGAGCCAGGCAGCCCGGCGGCAGGGTGAGACAAGAGCAGCCGGCGGCAGCTCGAGGACAACCAGAGAACGAAATGCGGTAGCGAGATTGCTCAAGTCTCACCAGCGCGCGGGAGTCTCACCAGGGCAAAAAAACAGCGGGCCCGGATCCATAAGGATCCGGGCCCGCCAGCCTGCAGCGTTTCACACCGCCGCAAGCCACAAATAACCGGCGTGTATCCGGTCATCGGTAATCTCGAGATGCAACACTACGCGCCGGCCGCGATAGATGCCAGCCGGCGAGTAGCGGGCCGGGCTGTTTTAGCTCGGCCGTGCCGGATCGACGAACGTCTCGGCCGGATCGTGAATCACCGGAGCAGCTGCAGCAGCCGGCAGCACCGTGCCGGGGATCGCTGCGGGCTGAAAGTAAGGTGTGTCGACCGGTGCGAACAGTTCCGGCACTGCCGGGCCCGCGGCGACTGTCACAGCCGGCGCCGGTGCTGCCGGTAACACGGTGCCGGGGATCGCTGCGGGAGCTGCTGCGGCCGTTGGGAGCGTCACGCGGGCCGCGGGAGCGGCTGCGGGCTGTGAGGCCGGCAGAGCGGCCGGCAGCGGGTGATCAGCGGAGGATCCGAGGCTCTGCACAACTGCAGCGGCGCCGGTAGGATTCCAGAGCCCAAAGTGCATACCGACCGCGACCAGGAATGACACCAGGGCCGCGAGCAGCGCGGCGATCAGATCGTACGGCTTGCCCGACTGCAGCGCGACCGCCAGCTGTGCGGCGAGCGACGTCGAGACTGAGAGCGCCGCGAGCAGGATCGCCCGGCGGGCCGGGTGCGTGTCGCGGGTAGTGATCAGCCCGATCAATAGCGGAAAAATTGTCGATGCGAGCAGCTGCAGCAGCTGCGCCGGTTCGATGTGGACGAACAACATTTATTTGCCCCCTGCGGTAGTGGTAATGGTGGTGGCGACGTCGACGGGTGCCGGCAGCGGTGCGCCGTGAATCTCGGAGTGCAGAGCGGCCTTGATTTCGTCGACTGCCGCGGTGAGCTTCTGCCGCTGATCGTCGATCTCGCGATCGCCGTTACCGTTGTCGACCGCCTGCTCGAACGTCTTGATATCCCACGCCGAGGCCGCGATCGCCTTAAGAATCGCGTTCGCCGCGGCGCCGACCTGGGCCCGGTTGTCCAGAATTGCCCGGTCAGTGTCCGCATGAATCACGGTCTGAACAAACACGCGATCATCATTATCAAGCTGTGCCATAATTCCGGCCTCCTGTAGTTGGGTGATGCTTTGCGGTGAGAGCCCCGAGGGCCCGGCGCCCTCGAGGGAAATAACGGGATAGCCGGCGACGTCCTCAGTCCACCCGAGGTAGGTCAGCTGCATCTTGCCCCACCGGGCGTAATAGGCGATCAGATTCTCGATATCCGGGTGATGGTGCGGCGTGCTTGTCAGATCCGAGGATGAATAGATCGACCCATCCGGCGCCTGCAGCGCGATATGGCCGTTCGGTTCGACGTCGATCGAGAAATACACCGGCGCCCACATACCGGCCGGAATGTTCCGGTCCCGGTGCTGTGAGGCCGATTTTTCCCATGCCTCGGCCGCGGATCCGTACCGGATCGGCAGGCCGAACGCCTCGCGGACGTACTCGAGGCAGTAGCCCGGCCGGCACGGCACGGCCGCGTTAGGTGTGATCAGCTGCGTAGCCATACCGGCCCGCCTTTCGTTGTGTGTGGTTAGGCCGCCTGGCACGTGTAGCTCGAGGATCCCGGCGGGTTGGGTGTGCATGTGTAGGTGCGGCCGGTGACGTCGGTAAACGTGAACCTGGCCGGCTCGCCGCCGTCCTTGCCGGCAGGCCCGGCCGGCCCCGGCTGCCCGTCCCGGCCCGGCGCCCCGGTAGGCCCGGCAGGGCCCGGAACTGTGGAATCTGCCCCGTCACGGCCGGCCGCGCCCGCGCTGCCGGCGGCACCGGCGGGCCCCGTCTGGCCGGCCGGCCCGGTGGCGCCGGGCTGCCCGTCCTTGCCGTCATGGCCGGCCGGGCCGGCAGGACCAGGGCCCGGCGACGGGATCGGTTCGGCCGCGACGGCCGCGGCGCGTTCGCATAAGTTGACGCCGGCGCCGTTTTTCACGATCTGCCCGGCGCCGCACGCGGCCGCGATCTGCTGCGCGAGATCCTGCTTCTGCTGCGCCTGGGACGTCGCGGCCGCCGCGTTGGATTGGGCGAGCTGCCCGTTCTCAATGGCCAGGGCCGCAACGATCGCGCCGAGCAGCACCAGCAACAGCGCGAGCAGCGCGAGCCCGATTTTCCAGCGCTTATCGGATCGCCTGGACCGGGCCGCGGCCGTCTCGGCGTGCTCGAGCTGCGCGGCGTTTTCTTCGTTGCTCACTCTGGATCCTCCATATCAGCCCAATCCGCGGGATCCGGAATCAGGCCATGCTTGATCAGCTGCTCGCGCCATTTCGTCCCGTCGCGGAGCCGCGATTTCGACTCGTGCTGTGATTCGCGGAGCTGCCGGAGCAGCGCCGTATTCTGCGCTTTAAGGATCCCGATCGCGCTTCGCTCCTGGCCCTCGCGGCGCCTATCGGCCCGGTTGAACATCCACACGATCCCCCCGCCTAGCACGGTGAGGAAACCGCCGAGCGGCGCCAGAAATGAGAGATCCACTAGCGCCGCCCCCGGTGTTGTGCTGCATCTAATACCCCTTGGCAATTAGCGTGCGGTTGATGAAATCGGCCGTGAACGGGCCGGCCGTCGCGCCGGCGCCGTCCCAATACCGGTAGAGCGCATTGATCGTGAACGTGCCGGCGCCGAGCCCGTCGTGCACGTACATAAAACTTGTTTGTTCCGAGGCACCGACGCCGGCGCCCTTGAACTCCACATAGACGCCCCGATACAGATCCGGCGCGACTACCTGCACGCCTGCCGCGTTTTTAATCTCATAGGAGATAACGCCTAGCGCGCCTGTATTCGACGCGGGAATCTTTACGCGCCCGGAGACTGTGACAACGATTTTTCCGGAGCCCGTCACGACAGTGAGTGACGGGCCCGAGGTGAGCGTCTGCCAGCCCGAATCGACGTTTTTCGCGACCGTGATCGTCTCGTCGGTCGACGTCGACGCCGCGACTTCGACCTTCACGGCCTGGGCGACCAGCGACCGGAGCCGGCGCACGTCCTCGGCGATCTTCGCGATCACGTCGCCTAAATCCGGTTTTAGCGGCATAGCCCCCCCTAGTGCGGTTCGATGATCAGATGGATCTCGTCGACGGCGCCATGCTGGAACGGCTTTACTTCATAGCCGATGCAGCGGTGCCAGCCGATGTAGCCGGGCGCCCCGTTCGGGCCGGCCGGAAACGCGTAATCATCAATCTGTGCTTGAAAGACCGTCCCGAGGATCGACTGATTGAACCCGCCGGGGATCACCGAGATATCGACGATCGGCACCGCCCCGCCATGCACGGCGAGATCCTGGCCGGTGTACCCGTTGAGCGTCGCCAAGTCCTTGACGCCCTGCCGGTTAACCGTCGCGTCGAATCTGAGGTGCCCGTTATTGAGCAGATCCGTCGCGTCGTAGGCCCCGAGCGTGGACATGAGCGGCTGCTGCGAGGTCGACCCGTTCGCCGGTGGCGGCGCGACCGAATCGCCCTGGGACTGAAACGACGTTGCCCCGGCGAGCGCGTCGCGGTCGATCGTGTATTCGACGATCTTTCCCGGGTACGTGATGACCTGTTGAAATTGGGCCCGGCCGATCTGTGGATACCCGACGTTTAGTGTGCGGTAGCGGTTGCCTTGGCCGTCGTCGTAGAAGTCGATGATCCACTCGTACCCGCCGGCCCGGTTGCTTACTTCTTTCACGACCGAGCCCCACGTGCGCGCCTCGGAGCGTAGAACGGTGAGGTCCCGCGGCGTGCCGGTCGAGGTGACGGCAGGGACCGAGATCCCGAGGTTGCCGTCTGCCGTGTTTTGCACCGTGTTCCATGCGGTGCGCAGATATTCGACCTGCTCAATCCCGGACCAGAAATTATCGGCCCGGACCTCGCGCCGATCTAGGTATGACTCGAACGTCGCCGCGGCAAAGTCCATGAATACGCCCTTACGCCCCGAGGTCAGCGGCGTCGTGTTCACCAGCCCGCCCCACCACAGCTCGGCGCCGTAATAGACGTAGGCCGTGAGCTGCCCTGCCCGGCCCGCGAGCGCCTGGCAGCGGGCCCCGATCGCCGGGTTTGTGATCGCGATCTGCCCGGTGAGCGCGCCGGCCTTGCCGATGTAGCGCGAGAGCTGCTGGATATTGCAGTCGAACCGGTCGATCGTCTTGTCGCCCCTGGCCGTGGCGAACAGTACCGACCACATGTTATTGAACCCTGGCGATACGGATCCGCGACGTCAGCGTGTTCGATGCGCCGGAGGTCTGGTAGACGTTGAACTTGATCACTTCGCCGGCCGCGGCGACGTAGGACGGACACGAGACGTTCGTCGTGTTCTCGCCGGTGGTGAAACTCGAGCGGCCGAAATTGTTCGTTCCGGCGGTGTTGTCCAGTGAGAGGAACGACCGGCCGGTGACCGGGTTAGCGAGCGAGCCGTACCAATTGATCGAGTATTCGCCGGCGTCGCGGATCGTGACGGTATCCGTGCCGGCCGCGACCAGGCCGCCGTCCGTGGTTTTCGTCGCCGCGGCGTCTGCGGTGAGCGGCCCGACGCCCCAGAGCGGAGTGTTCGCGTTGGGGATGCTGTTGGATGCGGTGAGCTCTATCCGGCCCCTTTTGCCGAGCGCCACGCCGCGGAGATCCTTAAGCGTGGAGGTATCCCAGCCGCCGGAGCCGGCCGAGATCCCGGCGTTGACTTGTTCGGACCACAGCGGGATTTGCCCGGCCGGCACGGCGGGCGCGACGGGCGAACCGGACACCGGATAGGCGCCCTGGATCACGTTGGTCTTGACGCGCGGGTTGCCGTTCGCGACGGTGGCCGTCTCGTCGATCAGCAGCGTGACGATATCGATCCGGTTACGTGTCGCGTCGCCGGGCGCGAATACGCCCGTTTCGGCGACGGTGACGGTAGCGACCACCGGGCCGTTGGCCGGCGTCGCCGCGGCGATCACACACCGGCCGATATCGAGCTGCCAGCCCATGCCCGACGTTTTCGTGAGCGTGAGCCCGCCCTGCACGCCCTGGATCACGCCGAGCTGTGTGCCGTCCGATGGCAGGATCACAGCGGTCTGATTCCTGGCCTCGGCCTCGGCTTCGACCAGCCGGCCGGAGACGATGATCGTCATTGGTTCCCCTTAGATGTATGCGTCGTAGAACGCGGCCGTGAGCAGCACCGAACCGTCGCCGGTGCCACTGAGTGAAAGCGTCGAGGATCCCGGCGCGAGGGTGAGCGATTCAATCGGCGTGCCGGTACTGAATCCGTACCGGTTCGCCCCGTTGAGCAGGACCGTCCTGTTCAGGACGTCGATCACCAGCGCGTCGCCGGCCGCGAGCGTGAGGTTAAAGACCGTTTGCCGGGTGCCGGTGCCGTCCGTGATCGAGATCGCCGGTGAGGTCACGCCCGACGCGCCGCCGGCGATCGTGTAGACCGGCGGTGACGTCGCGTTGCCGTTGTTTACCGCTGTCTGCGGGCCGCCGCCGGCGACCATCGTCGCGTAAGGTGCCGGGTAGGTCAGCGGGAACACGCCGGGCGAGGATAGCGTTTCGGTCGACGCCGACGCGTTCGCCGCGCCCGTCCATGCGTGGACCAGGTTCGGCGTGTTCGGCGTCGCTCCCGAGACGAACGTGCCGGCCTGGGCTGCGAACTCCACTTGCTCGCCGGTAGCGTCGAGCGTGGAGCCGGCCGGCAGCACGTACCCGCTTGTCTGGTATGGCCAGAGCGCGACCGAGGCGAACGTGCCGGGCGCCGCGGCCGATGCGGTGATTCGTGTCCACTGCCCGGACACCAGATCGACCGGTGTCGCGTCGACCGGTGTAAGCTGCGTGCCGCCGGAGGTGTAGAACGATATCCGCGGGACGAAATGCGCGGTCCCGGTGCCGGTATAGCGGAGCCAGATCGACCCCGTCCATACGTCGCCGGCGACGCCGGAGGCCGGCGCCCGGTTCGCCGCGGCTTCCGATTTCCAGCCCGTCGAGCCGGAGGTTTTCGCCGTAGTGACCGACCAGCGCCCATAGGTGGTGATTTCCGGCATCGGCCCGTCTCCGGCGCCCGTTATCCATGTTGTCGTGCCGGCTTCGCCGGTGCCGGCGGCATAGGCGCCGAATCCCGTTCCCGGCGTGATTGCCAGCGGGTTAAGCGTGGCGTTCGTTCGGACGGCCTGCGAGGCCGGCGCGGCGACCGGCAGCGCCGCCGAGATGACCGTCTGCGCCGAGGAATACAGCCGCGGATCCGCGCATTCCCACTGCAGCGCGCAATTCTCAATCACGTTTTCGTAATTCACGACGAACGGGATCTTCCGGGCCGTGAGCTGCCCGAACCGGAGCATGGTCACGCCCTGATCGAGACAGACCGCGATCGGCTCCTGCCGGGTGTCATCCGGCAGCCCGGTCTGCGCCAGGATGAACGCCCGCGCCGGGCCGGTGCCGCCGGAGGCCTGCGGGTTGACATCGAATACCGACGTGAACGTGTGCGGTTGGGCGAGCATCCGGCCCGGATCCGCGCCGTGCCCGCGCGGCTTCGTTTTCGACCCGACGTCGACCGGCGGCATATCTTCCCAGCCGGAGAGGTCTTTCAGATCGTAATCCGTGCCGGGGCCGAGCAGCAGATTGCGCCACTGCAGCTGCCCCGGCCCGGTGATCAGGTTACCCGCGCTCACAGCGCGAATACCTGCGGCGCCTTGACCTGGACGGCGTTAAGAATGCTGTTTCCCACGTGCTGCCACCCCCCCTGCTGTGCCTCGTTGACGTTAATGTTTTCAATGTGCAGGGCAGGGCCGGCCGTGTTGACCCGCGCCCCGGCGCCGGCGGATCCGCTGCCGCCGGCGGCGCCGGCGACGATCCCCGGCACGTCGAGCGGCTTGACCAGGGACGACATTCGCGCGTCGATCTTCGGAACCATCGCCCCGACGCCGTTGATCAGGCCCTGCCCGATGTTTTCGCCGAATCCGTGGAACACCAGCGACGGCGAATGAATCCCTAGCGCGTCTTTGAACACGCCGACGATCGGGCCCGGCACGAGTGAGAGGATCGCGTTACCGATCGCGCCGATCATCGACTTCACGCCGTTGATCAGCCCGTCGATTATGTTTTTTCCGGCGTCATAGAGCCACGTGCCGGCGCCGGCGAGGAACCCCATAATCTGCCCCGGCAGGCCGGAGAAAAAACCGAGCAGTTGCCCGATAAATCCGGACACACCGCCGATAATGTTGTTCCATGTGTCGGCAAAAAATGAGCCGATCCCGCCGAGGATCCCCCCCACCAGGCCGCCTATCAAATTCAGCCCGGCGCCGATCACCGAACCGAGCACCGAGAGCACGCCGGAGACGACCGCGACGATCGTCTGCCAGATCCCGGTAAAGATATCGACGATGCCCTGCCAGACCATCGACCAGTTCCCGGAGATCAGCCCGAGGACGACCTCAATCACGCCTTGAATGATCGGCATGATCGCCAGGATGATGCCCGCGATCGCGTTAAAGACCGTCGTGATCACCGGCATTAGCGCGGTGATGATCGGGATCAGCAGCGCGGCGATCAGCTGCACCAGCGGAACAATCGCGGCGATGATCACCATGACGATTTTCGCGATCGGCGGCAGCACGGTTTGGACCAGCTGCAGGACGACCGGCACGAGTTTGGTAAAGAGCCCGATCAGTGGCGGGAGCAGCTGGGCGACCAGCGGCAGCACGGCGGCGATGATCTGCGTTGCGACCGGCACCAGGCCCATAAATGCCTGCACGACGACCGGCAGAAGCGAGATTAGCGTCGGCAGAATCGTTTGGATCGCCTGGCCGAGCGCGCCGACCAGGGCAGCGGCGAGGCCCTGCAGGGCCGGCATGATCGTCGAGAGCGCCTGGCCGAGCGCGCCGGCGAGCGTCGCCGCGAGCTGCCCGAGCATCCCCACCAGCTGCGGCAGGACCGGCTCGAGCGCGTGGAACACCAGCGAGAGCGGAGAAAATGACGACGCGAGCTGCAGGATCTGCGGGAGCATCGGCCCGATCTTCTCGAACAGGCCATGCAGGCTGTTGCCGAGCGAGCCGGCGAGCCCGACGATCCCCCCCTGCCCGGAATCATTCGCCCCCGTTTTCAGCCCGTCGAAGAACGTCCCGGCAGCGGCGCGGGCGTCGCCGAATGCCTTGTGCAGCGAGTTGCCGGCCGTGGCCGCCATGCCGTCGAGGCCGCCGGTAGCGGTGTTGGATCCGGTGCGGATCGCGTCAAAGAGCACGCGGGCGCCCTCGTGCGCGGCGTCGAATCCGTGCCGCGCCTTTAGTCCCATCCCCTCGAGCACCCCGGCGAATCCGCTCGAGGTGATATCGTCGCCGCCGGCCTTGAACGCGGCGAAAAATGCCCGGCTGCCGCCGGCCGCCTCGGTGAAAGCGTGATGTACCTGATTTCCGGCCGCGCCGAACGTGCCGGCGAGCGAGGGGCCGGAGAACGCGTTACCGGCCTTCACGCCCTCGAAAAATTGGTGAGCGGTTTCCTTGGACGCGGCGAACATACCGAACGCCGCGGCGCCCCAGTGCGCGAGCGCGGTCTGGTTGGAACCGATCGCGTCGACGCCGTGGCTGAATCCGTCGTGAAAGTCCTTCGCGAGTTTCACGGCCGGTTCGGCGAGCTTGCCGAGGGTTTCGTGCAGGTGCTCGGACGTCGATTCGATCGCGGAGGCAAATTTCATTGCCGGGCCGCGGCCGGCTTCAAAGAGTTTCGTCGCGCCGGCGATCAGCGGCGTGAGCGCGGCGCGCGAGAGGTTCTCCACTGATTCGATGACCGGCGCGAGATCCTGGCCTAGCTGGACTTTCATGCCCTGGATGCTGCTAGAGAAATCCCGCGCGGATACCTTGCCGGCGGCCATGATCTTAATTGAGACGTCATCGAGGGTGAGGCCCATTTTTTTAGCGTGAGCCTCGAGATCGGCGATCCCCGCGCTGCCCTTATTCAAGAATGGGAGCATCGCGGCGCCCTGCTTGCCGAAAATACTCATCGCGAGCGCCGTTTTATCGACGCCGTCCGGCATGGACTTAAACCGGTCTGCGAGCTTGGGCAGGATGTCCGTCATGGGGAGCATTGCGCCGTGCGCGTCGCGGTAGTTGAACCCCAGCGTCTGCAGCATTTTCTGCGAGGCTGCCGCCGAGGCGTCGGCGCCGCCGAGGTTTTTCGCGAATTTCGTCATCAGCCCGGAAATGTCGTCGACGTTCACGCCGGCGAGCTGCATCGCGCCGCGCATCCCCGACACTGATTCGGTGGTGCCGCCCATGACCCGTTTCAGGCCGGACACGGACCCGGCGAGGGTTTCAAACGATTCGACCGAGGAATCGATGAATTTTTTCATCCCCACGCCGACGCCGAGCGCGGCGAGCGGCAGCGCGAGCTTGCCCACCAGGGCCCCGGCGCCCTCGAACACCGGGCCGAGGCCGTGCGCCTTCTCGGCGACCTTGTCGAACATCGCCGTGACGCCCTTGTCGCGTCCGAAAATGTCAAAGAACATCGAGGCAGCCACGGCCTAGCCTTCTTTCAGTTGTTGGCGCCGCTGCTCGGCGGCGTGGAGGTAGAGCAGCCAGAAATCGTAGGTAATGCCCCAGACCGTGGCCGGGTTGATTCCTGGCCAGTGCTCGGAAATGAAAACGATGTTTTCAAAGACCGAGATATCGATATCGTCTACATGCTCAATCCGGGTACGGGCTGCACGTGCCGGCCGTCTGCCGGTGCGGAATCCGTCGCCGGAGCTTTTGGGAGATCATCGCCAGGGGCCGGGAGCTCGGGCGCGTCGTTGACGAACTCGGCCGATTCCAGATCAAAGGAGCCGGCCTGTTCAAACGTGAGTTGTTCGCCCGCGCTGCGCCTGGCGAGCCAGATCATCGCGATAAACGCGCCGAGCAGATCGGGATCGTCGAGGATTTCCTCGGTTGCCTTGCCCTTGAACTGCTTTCCGGCGTCCATGAGCGACTTGATCCCGTAGCCGGTGCGGATCTTCATTTCACGGATCAGGAACAGCGTGGGCCGTTCCATCGCTGCCTCAATGTCGTATTCCTTGCCGTCAATTTTCAGTTTCACAGGGTGCCTGTTGCTTTCTCTAGGGTGGTTGCCGCGGAGTCGAGCGCGGCCGCTACGGCCTTCTCGAACTCGGGCCGCTTTTCTCTAATCGGTGTGTAGAACCAGTCTTTTCCGTGCTGGCTTACCCATTTGTCGCCGCCGAATACCGGGTGTCGGAACACCGAGAGCCGGTAAACGCGGTTCATTGCCTTCTTGGAGTCCGGCAGATACCGATCGCTCGAGGTGATCCGGATCCCCTTGGACGCCGACCCGGACCCGAGCCCGACGCGGACGCCCTTGGCGATCGCGGCCCGCAACGATCCGTTACTCGTCGAGCCGGCCGGGCCCTTGCGCCGGAGCGCCTTCTGCAGCGTCGACCGGTTATCGGCCTTCGCCGGCAGGGATCCCGTTACGGCGTCGCGGGCCGCCTGCGCCGCTACATCGCCGGCGGCCCGCAACTCCTTATAGATCGTCCGCTTCATGACCGGTTCGACCTGCTTAGCCATGTGCATGATGTGGCGCAGGCTCTCGGGATCGAGCACGATCTGCGTCTCGGCCGCCCCGCCCTGCGCCGGCATGGCTTAGGGCGCCGTATCCGAGGTGCGGTAGATGACGTAGATCGGAGACTGCCCGGACACGGCCGGATCGAGCACCGTGTAATCGATCGACAGCAGGATCGGCTTTCCGCCGTTGGACACCGGCACGTCGCCCTCGAGCTTGACCATCGGGAGCACGATCTGCAGCGTCGGGAACACGCCGGCCGTGATCGCTACGCTGCTTTGGAAGGTCAGCACCACGGCGAGGCCCTGCTGCTGCAGGTACGCGTCACGCAACGCCGTATCGGAGTACTCGGCCGTCAGCTTGCCCTTGGCCTCGGCGAGCCCGAGGACGGGCGCCCGGTATTTCTTCCCGCCGGCGCCGAGCGTGAACCCGCCATCGTCGATCTTGTTATCGATCGTCAGATCGCACTCGGTGATGTTCGCGACGACCGTTCCGCCAGAGGCGAGCGTCGTCGCGGTAGGCATCGTAACCGTGCCGCCGACCGTGATCGCGCCGTCGACGAACGTAAACAGCTCGGGCGTCGTCGGGTAGGACGGTGCGGCGTAGGCCGGGATCGGCGAGACGTCGCGGGCCGACCAGGTCGATTTGATCTTCACGATATCGCCGACCGCGCACGAGAGCGTGACCGCCGAGCAGACAGCACCGGTGAACGTCAGCGCGTCCGTGCCGGCGCCGCCGATCCGCGGCGTGCCCTTCTGGATCGTGTAGGACTGCATCGGGCCCGACGTCGCCAGGGTGTGCACCTGCTGATAACCGGGCCCGGCCGCGATCTGCGTACTCGTCGTGGATCCGAACACTGCCGCGAGGATCCGGCCGAGGCCCTTGCTGACGGCCTCGAGGTTGATATCGCCGCCGGCTTCCTGCTTGCCGAGCTTCCGGCGATCGTTGCGCGCCAGCCGCGTGCCGACCCGGAGGCCCTGGCCCTGCACAAACGTCGGTTTCCATTTGATTGTCTCGTCGGTGAACTCATAGAACCGATCGACCGTTACGGCGGTGCCGTACGTGGATTCGACGCCGATTCCGATCGAGGCATCAAGCATTGTCCCCATTACGCGACGACCTCACTGCCTGCAGCGGGAGCCGGAGCGGCGTCGACGGGCGCGCCGTCCACCAGGGCCGGAGCAGCCGCCTCGTTGACGTCCACCGGTGCGGGATCCGCAACGGGAGCGGCCGGCGCGGCGTCTACGGGCGCGGGAGCGGCCGGCACGTCCACCGGTGCGGGATCCGCAACGGGAGCGACGGGCGCGGCGTCTACGGGCGCGGGAGCGGCCGGCACGTCCACCGGTGCGGGATCCGCAACAGGAGCGGCCGGCGCGGCGTCTACGGGCGCGGGAGCGGCCGGCACGTCCACCGGTGCGGGATCCGCAA